TGAAGGTGAGATCGACGCTTTGAGCGTGTTCAAGGTACGACCTACCTGGCCAGTTGTAAGCATCCCGAACGGTGCGAAGTCTGCCAGGAAAAGCCTTGAACGTCAGCTCAAGTGGTTGCTCAACTTTGAGGAGATTATTCTATTCTTTGACTCTGACTCTGAAGGACAAAAGGCTGCTCAAGAGTGTGCCCCACTGTTCCCCCACAACAGATGCAAGATCGCCACCATTTCTCCTTACAAGGATGCGAATGAGGCGATTCAAGCTGGAGACACAGCAGCGGTACTGCAGGCCATCTACAATGCTGAGCCTTGGAAGCCGAAGACAATCATCGACGGGTCCACCCTGTTTGATCTAGTTCAGAAACCACTAACCGGGAAAGATGCTTCATGGCCTTTCATTGGGCTTAACAGTGTGACGATGGGCTTGCGCTTGGGTGAGCTGGTCACAGTCACAGCAGGTACTGGTGTTGGCAAATCTACCTTCTGCGGTGAGGTTGCTCAGCACCTTGTCGATGAGGGTCATACTATTGGCTACATTGCCCTAGAGGAGTCCATCCAACGGACAGCCCTTAGGTTGATGAGTGTCAAAGCTGATCGACCACTCCACATCGACAACTCCGGCGATCTCAAGGAAGCATTCAGTGCTACTCTTGGCACAGGACGGGTGTTTCTACGTGACGGCTTCGGATCAGTGGACCCGGATGCAATCCTGGCTGACTGCCGATTCCTAGTTATGGCTCACGGGGTCAAGTGGATTGTCCTCGATCACCTCTCGATCCTGCTCAGTGGTAATGACACAGGGGACGAGCGCAAGCTGATTGATGTGACCATGACCAAGCTCCGCTCCTTCGTGGAGGAGACCAGAGTGGGGATGCTGCTCATCAGCCACCTCAGGCGGCCTCAGGGGGACAAGGGACACGAAGATGGGGAGAAGGTCTCCCTAGGCCAGCTGCGGGGCTCACACGCCATCGTGCAGCTGTCTGACATCGTGATCGCCCTGGAGAGGAACCTCTCAGCCGGGGATGATGAGTCCAACCTGGTGATCCTCAAGAACCGCTTCAACGGACGCACCGGACCTGCAGGGGTTCTGTGCTACAATACAGAGACAGGCAGGCAGACTGAGATCCTGGCTGCTACCTTCAACTCACTTGACTCTTCGGAGGAGGAACCGTTTTAAGCTATGAAACTGACACTCAATCAAAGGGTTGCTGAAGCATTAGTCTTTACTGACTTGATTAACGGGAGTCCTGTTTCTGGGATTCAAAACTTCTTCTTTATCACTGGCACTGCTGCTTACGGCTTGCCTGGCGTAAATCCTGGGGACATTGATTTTGTAATCAGACGGTAGCATTTTAATAGGCTCCGATCAGGAGAAACAGGTTTCTGGGAGGAATCAACTTACTTCCCTAACAGCAGCTTCAAGATAGAGAAGAATGGGATTATTTACAACGCCGTTGTTGTGGACTCTGAATTGGAGTACTCAGCTTGGTGGAATGCCACAGTAGCTGTGCGTAGTTTGGCTCAGTGCCTACATCCGGGGCCAGGACTTCTAGCTCGCAAGGCTACCCGTGTGAAGCTATTTGAGGGTCTCTTGTCTGAGTTCAGTAACCCTAAATCACAATTCAATGCGCCTAGCCTTTGACATTGAAACGGATGGCCTTCCTCGCCAGGGGCTATCCAAGATCCACTGCATTGTTGCACGGGATCTTGATCACGGCCATGTGCATAGATTCAGGGAAGGCTACTTGCTTGATGGCGTGCGATTACTATCCGATGCTGAGCTTCTTGTAGGCCACAACATCGTCTCGTTCGACATCCCTGTACTGAAGCAGTTCTTCCCTGATAACTTCCATGAGCGAGATGTCATCGACACCTTGATCCTCAGTCAGATGAGGTTCCCTGACATCCTCAACCGGGACTTCAGGCAGAAGCCTATCAGGATGCCAGTCAAGCTCTATGGCCGCCACAGCCTTGAAGCTTGGGGCTACCGGTTGGGTGAGTACAAGGATGGCTTCTGCCACAACACAGACTGGAAGGAGTGGTCCCAAGAGATGGAGGACTACTGTACTCAAGATGTTATTGTATCTGCCACACTGTTTGGTAGATTCAGTAAGTTCATCGAGGAGCATGGCCCTTCCATTCAGTTGGAGCATGAGTGTGCCCGCATTATGGCCCAGCAGGAGTTCCTGGGGTGGCCCTTTGATGTGAAGGCTGCACAGACTCTTGAGCTTGAACTACAGCAGGAGAGCTGCTCGCTGGCAGACGCCATGCGTGACAAATTCCCTTACGTCGAGGGATCCAAGTTTACTCCAGCTCGTGACAACAAGTCCAAGGGCTACATCAAGGGGGCAGTGTGTACCAAGCTGAAGGAGTTCAATCCCACAAGCCGCGACCACATTGCCTGGGCCTTTCAAACCTGGAGAGGGTGGAAGCCTGAAGAGAAGACTGACACCGGGAAACCCAAGATTGACGAAACCGTTCTTCTTGGGATTGGGACGGAAGAGGCCAAGACCTTTGCCCGCCTCCTCGATCTACAGAAGGCCCTAGGCCAGCTCTCCTCTGGGAAGAACTCCTGGCTCCAGCGGGTCACCCCTGAAGGTAGGATCCACCACAGGTGCGTCCTGGCAACCAACACGGGGCGCAATGCCCACTCCAACCCCAACCTGGGTCAGGTGGCCTCAGACCCCCGCTGCAGGGCTCTCTTCGTGCCCCCAGAGGGGATGGTTCAGATCGGGGCAGACGCCTCTGGTCTTGAGCTTCGGATGCTCGGCCACTACCTCGCCTTCTTCGATGGAGGGCGCTTCGCTGACATCGTGGTGAACGGTGACATCCACCAAATCAACGCTGATGCAATCGGAGTATCAAGGAAGCAGGTAAAGAGCATCACCTACGCCTTCATCTACGGTGCGGGTGATGAGAAGCTTGGGGTAACAACAGACTCAACCGTTAAGGGTAAGGCTGCAGCCAAACTAGGCAAGGAGATCCGAGCCAAGTTCACTACAGCTATCCCTGGTCTTGGTCAACTACTTCAAGCTGTAGCCAAGAAGGCTGATGGTGACATTCTCAAGGGACTTGATGGTAGGCCTATCAGGCTCCAAGGGAAGAAGCATGCCGCCCTTAACTATCTGCTCCAATCAGCTGGTGCGATTGTTTGCAAGAAGTGGCTGGTAGACAGCTACGGAAGCTTTGAACGCAGTGGTCTAATACCTGGGGTTAACTACCAGCCTCTAGGGTTTATCCACGATGAAATACAGCTTGCTTGCACCCCAATCGTAGCTGAAGTTGTGAAGACAGTCCTAACCTCAACTATGCCTAATGTCGGAAAACACTTCAAACTCAAGGTCCCTCTCGCAGCGGAAGCCAAAGAAGGTGAAAGCTGGGCAGACTGCCACTGAGACACAGCTACGCATCGACGCTGACTTTTACGCTTACCGTGCTTGTCAGCAAAATGAAGAGGAGCTAGATTGGGGAGAAGACCTGATCACCATTTCGTCCAACTTCAAGGAGGTCGTCAGATCCTTTGAGTCAGTCTTGACCAGCCTCAGGAGGCAGTTTGAGACGGACGATGTGATCCTCTACTTCTCACACCACACCAACTTCCGTAAGGTGGTTGACCCTGAATACAAGGGCCAGCGTATCAAGAGGAAGCCTGTAGGATACAAACGCCTTCTTCAGTGGTGTGACGAGAACTACCCTACACGTACCTACCCAAACATTGAAGCGGATGATTCCCTCGGTATTGACTGCCATCTCGATGACAATGACTTCATCCTCGTCTCACCTGATAAGGACATGAAGCAGATTGCTTGTCGCCACTATGACGAGAAGCAAGAGTTCACTGTCACAGAACAGGAGGCTGACTACTTCTTCTACCAGCAGATCATCACCGGAGACCCGGTAGATGGTTACAAGGGGATCCCCGGTAAGGGTGAGGTAGCTGCCAAGAAGATTCTCGACAACACCCCCAGGGAACGGTGGTGGGCTGCTATCCTAGGGGAGTACCTAAAGGCTGGTCTCACTGAAGAGGACGCTATCCGCAATGCCACTCTAGCCCGAATCCTTCGCCCAGGCGAATACGAAAACAACGACGTGCATCTATGGACCCCTCCACCACTGCCTGGGTTGAATTGATCTCTATCTTCATCATTCTATGTTCTATTTATGGCAACTTACCGGCTTATCTTGTCCTCCAATCCAGAGCGTATGCTCAGCAAATCAACCGAATCTACCTTGGAACCTG